GAATATTGTCCGTACGTGTTCATGTTACCAACGACACCAATTCCGCCATAATATCCATAAAACCTCCACATTGCTTGCGGTGTTTTATAATAAACTTTACGAATTGCAACTTTTTTATTGCCTCCATCTCGGGCGATTAATCCAGCAAAATCAACGTTTCCCTTAGTTGCCGCATCAGAATCATCAACAGACGCTGTATAAATTAATTTTTGTAAATTATAATCTTGCTGTTTTGCAACTCGGGCAAACGATGCAGAGTAAAACTGAACATTTCCGCCGACGCCGGCCTCTTGTGATAAGGCATCTGCAACACGTTTTGCATAAGCAAACTCAAATCTTGGATATTTTAAATTAACACTTTCTGGGCCGGTTATTCGGTTGCCTCTATGATCAAATGAGCCAGTGGTTGATCCTAGGGCATCGCCCATAATATTCTTTGATTGATGAATATTGAGAATATAAGAGTATTCTAGGCAAGCCTCTTCATATGCTGCATACACGTTTGAAGCAGATAGCTCAATATCTAATACTTCACCACCTAATTTTCTGAACGTATACTCTACTTGTGCTGCGGCGCCTGATAGAAACTCTTCAGTGCCAGAATATACGCCGATGGCCAGTGAGCCCGAAACGTCTTCTGTGTTTCCAGTTACTGGAAGAGTAATTGCACTTGATTGTGCTGCTGGTGATAAATTGGGTATGGCCATTCATATGATCCTCCGCTATTGGTAATTAGTTTTCTGAAATAGAAAACCCCACCCTCATAAGAAGGTGGGGAAAATAAAGATTTTTTAAAACAAGATTAACTAAAATTAGTTGCTATCTATTAGATCTGAGCGTCACCAAATGGTGTTGCCCCAGCACCGGAAATAATAAGATTACCAGTAACTGCCCAGCATTTAGCTGCACTTGAATCCAATATAGCTACAACCTCAATTCTTGACCCTGCGGCTGCGCCACCTGTTGTGGTTGCATTCAAAGTAATAAAATCATTATTACCATCTGTAGCAGTTGAGAATGTATCCGTTTGGTCTGCGGTTGTATTCGTCATAGTCACACCACCTAAGAATCCGTGATCATTGGTAGCCGCTTGGATAACATGATCTGCAGTGTTTATGATAGTTTGAATAAATGTAAAACGCATCCCCAGCTCAGGGGCTGGTAGTACAAATGTTGATGCAGCTGCGGTGTCAAATATACAAGTGGCACCTGAATTAGCAGCAGTTAAAGTTGTGGATCCGCCACCACTTAACACTACTGTATTTAAGTGACCTCCGCCCATACCGACTCTGCATTCGGAGCCGATATCGACATTCTGCTTCAGTCCTTGTAGCAGTGTCCTCAATCTCGCTTTATTTGGTTGTACAGACATATATGTTTCCCTCCTTAATTGAAAATTATGTGTGTCAGACGCGCCTTTGACACGCCTATCACTCTTAAATAGTATGCAAACGAATAAAGCTCCCGCCAAATGACGAGAGCTTTAAACATTTCTGCTAACCTAGTGTTTAGGATTCGCTACCGGACTCACCAAGCATACCACGCACGATAACTATACCGTACATATCGGGACGAACCATCTTCTTGGCATAGCGAGTCATCACGCCCTTGCGGGGCACGAAGTCTTCGGGTCCAAAGATAGTGGGTGTCACCTGTAGTGGCACATATGGAGCGTATACATAGCCGCTTTCGAGGAAGCTTCCACCTTTACGTCCGACGAGAACAACGTTCCGTGGGAAGTAAGGATCGACGTACACATCCCATTTCTTGCTAAGAGCACCAGTCTTGACTGCGCCAACGGTTCCTCGGTCTGCATCAGCGGTTACGCTTGCGCGGAATCCAGCTGTGAATTCGAGAATGTTAGCAACCTCGGGAGAAGTAACGATATAGTTAGCACCTCCACGAAGTGTCTTACGGTGGATCTGAGCAGACACATCGTTGATTGTCTCAACTAGAGTCTCATACCACTCGCTGACTGTACCGGTGAAGTCGGGAGCCTTTGTGGCCGCACCAACTTCAGCACCGCTCTCGCGCTCAACAAACATTCCAGGCATTCTTGCCCAGTAGTAAGTAGCAGCAGTAGCGCCACGAACTAGATCGTTAAGAATCTCACGATCAATCTCAAGAGCGATCTGCTCAGAGAGAATGCTTGTAAGCTCGACCTCGGCATCAAGGTTGTGGTAAGCGTTAAGATCTTGTCCTAACTCTGGGGTCCACTTAGCCTTGAGCTTCTTGGTCTTCGCGGTTACAGCAATGCTGTCTACCTTAAGGTCGATCTCAGGGATGTTGTCTTCACCCTCAAGTCCCCAGGTAGTGTTACCAACAACGGAACCAATTGCGCCACCAGCTTGAAATTTGTCATCAATTGGGAAACTCCAATCAAAAACGTGACTATTTGTCCACTCTTTGACATCAGCGGTCATAGTAGTAGTACCAGCAGATGCCGTGCCCTGGAAAATAAACACAAGAGATGTGTCTGTAGAATTATCCAGCTGCAAATCGTGAATAGTGGCAGTTGCTTTAGCAGCAGTCTTACCAACAGCAGTAGTTAAACGACGAACTTGACGAGCAACATCACTGTTAAGACCACCAAGACCTAGGGTACCACCAGCGGTTGCAGCCTGAGCAGCGTCATTAACAACAAGTGAAATAAGATTGTTGCGATTAAGCTGTCCAAGCTCAGAATCACCAGGAGCAGTACAAACTACGACAGAAGATCCAGAAAGATCAGGATCATAACGAACCAGCTTACTAAGAGAAGTCTTAATAGTGCTGGCGCCTAGGCTTGCGGCTGTGACGCTTCCATCGATGTCATCGCCTGTGTTAGAGCCAACAACACCAGAAGCAACAGCTGTCATTGTCATGACTGCCGATCCAGTTGGGGAAGCATAGCCTTGATTCAAGGAATAAAAGCTGTTTTCAGCCTCGTCACCCGTCAAGTCAACACCACCAGTAATCTGGCTACCGACCTTTCCACCACCATAAATGGACTGGGAAGAACCGGATGTGCTTAGACGACTGCCGTCATTAAGCTTGAAATCTAAGAAAAAGATCAGCCCAGAGGGTAAGCTCATTGGCTGAACGCTAACAAGATCGTTAGCAATAAGTCCGCCGAATACACGACGAACAATTGGGAAAGCAACTGCGGCGAAACCTTCTACGTCACCAGCTGCCATTGTTGTGGCCTCTCTAAGTAGCTCTTTTGCCTGATTTTCAAGCAAGCGAGCCATGCCACTTTTGGCACTCTCATTACCCATGCCCTCAAGAAGTCCGGTACGCTCCCACTTTGATAGTAGAGCGGAACCTTCTTTTTTAAGATCACGTTGAACGATGCCTTCAGTTAATTTTTGTAAAATAGACATGTTAATTTTATCTCCTTATTTAATGCCTGCCAACTCTTTCATCCGTTTGGAAAAAGAATTGTCTTTGGTTTGATTTTGGCCTGATTGTCTCCTAGAAGACAATATTGGACCGGTCGAGGGGCGTGAAACTGCTTCGCTCAATGATTGTGGACCTCTCCTTGTTGGAGTTGATCCCACTGTGCTTTGAAGGGTCTCAAAGATTGTCTTTGCCTCTTCGACAGAACCGGCATTTGAAATAGCTTGGACAATTTTATTTTTTTGTCTCTCATTCAAGGAGATGCTATTTAACGTTCGGTTCGTATATAATAAGCGCGCATTTGATAGATTTAGATCATTAAGATCACCTGTCAAACGAGTAAGCGCTTCTTTTAATTTAAAAGTGTGTTTTTTCAAAGCCGTATTTTGCTCTTCAAGCTCTTTAATAGCTTTTTCATATTCGGCTTTTTCTTCTTCATGTTCTGTTGATTGTCTGCGGGCCATTTCCATTTCGGCGGCGTGCTCAAGTTCTGGCAAGCCTGTTCCCAGCCAGCCAGTTTTTTGAGGCTCCATATCAACAACTAATTCTTCAATAATATCAGAAATATTTTCTTCATTAATCTCGACTTCATCTTCGTCTTCTTCTTCAAGCAACGAAGCCAACAAGCTATCATTAATGCTAATTTCTTCCTGTAGCGCCAGCTCTTCCTCTTCTCCAGGAAGAGGCATTTCGCCGGCTAGGGCCCCCAAATCTTCTGGTTCGCCCATTGGCTCTTGCAAGGCCATTTTTCGCAACTGATCGATGTCAACTTCTATTTCCTGCTCTTCGCCCTCATCTGGACATGGGCAAAGATTTTCACCCTCGCCAGCTGCGGGGGCTAATTCTACGCCAGTTTCCATTGCGGCGCCACCACCCATATCACCGCCGAGGTCCATACCGGGATCCATACCAAGATCTTCAGGCTGTTCTAGCAGCGTGGAGACCGCTTTCTTCACTTCGGGAGCATATTTCTCAATAATTGCCGCCTCAGCGTTTTTAATTGCAGCTTCTTTCAAAGCGGTAGCGTCAATGATTGCTTGTTCTAACATTGAAGACATAAAAAATCTCCTAAGATAATAAATTTTGTCACAAATAAATAGTGCGCACTATGTTAAAAATCCAAATTTATGTTTCTTCGATAACATATACACCCTTAATTACAATGTCTTCATCAATATTGCAAAAATCTGCAACTTGCATTATCTTTAAAGCTCTTTGATTTGGGGCAAGATTATATTCTTCAATAGAGTCAGTTACGTCTTGTATTTTATTGTATTCTCCACTAAGCAAAGAAATTATAATATATTGATTTTGTTCGATATATTCAACTGGACAGTAATATTCCTTTAAAGGCTTTAAATCGTGTACGCTGTAGTTTATAATACTAGAATTAATAAATCTTATTTTCATTCTTCTATCCCGGGGTATGAGGAAGCATTCTGTTAATGGCGACACCACGCAAGTTAACTCCCGTGCCTGAGCTGGCTGTTGCGAATGTCCAAGTTGACCCATCATCTGTGCTGTATCCTAATTTTCCGCTGTTGCCGACAGCAACCCAGCTTCCGGAACCATTTGATGCCACGGCATTTAAAGTTACGTTGTGTCCCCCATCAACTAAAGCCCATGTAATTCCATTGTCCGTACTTCGGCTTATCTTGCCATTCCCACCAACCCCTATCCACACATTTGCAGTGCTATCGCCAGCGCCGCCGAATGCCACTGATACCACATTATCGGATCCGAATGCAATATCTTGATCGGTCCAAGTGGTTCCATTATCTGCAGTTCTTTTTAGAAAGCCGCTTTCGCCGGCTATTAACCATACGCCATTTGCATAATCTACGGTCTTAACATCTTTGCCGGCGGCCTGAAAGTTGCTGCCAGAGACCAAAGACCAGTTGACTCCATTGTCTGTACTTACAATTAAATCATCAATGACGCCAACCATCCACACACCAGCTCCATTAGACCCAATATTATCGTGTTGGAAGAGTCCATAGT